CACTTAACATATTCCAATCCCAATCTTTACGTGGGTTTGCTTCCACTATTTCCCACGTGATTGAAGGATTTGCACTTAAATAACCCCAATCCCAAGGTTTATCTGGGTTTGCTTCCACTATTTCCCACGTGATTGAAGGATTTCGACTTAACCAAATCCAATTCCAAGGTTTATCTAGGTTTGCTTCAACAAATTCCCACGTGATTGAAGGAATCATACCTAAGTAATTCCAATGCCAAGGTTTATCCAGATTTTCTTCCACATTTTTCCACGTGATTGAACGATTAGCACTTAACAAATACCAATCCCAAGGTTTATCCAGATTTTCTTCCACATTTTTCCACGTGATTGAACGATTTCCACTTAACAAATACCAACTCCAATTTATATATGGATATGCTTCCACAATTTCCCACGTGATTGAAGGATTTTGACTTAAGTTATACCAATTCCAAGGTTTATCCGGGTTTGCTTCCACAATTTCCCATGTTACATTCGGATTTGAACTTAAGTTATACCAACTCCAAGGTTTATCCATATTTCTTAAAATAAAGTTAAAGAAATATTGATTCCAATTCTTTTCCATTTTTGATTGATTTATTGATTTAATTTTATATCTTTATTAATTCATTTCATAAAGATTTCATTTTTATTTTTATTGTTTGTGTTGAAAAAAATATAAATATATTTTATTACAACACATCTCTTACTGATTGAAGGATTTGTATTTACATCATTTTATTTTTATTGTTATTTTTTTTAAAATAATATTCCAGTTTTTAATAAATTAATAGTATATAAATGGTAAAGGTTAAAACAAAATCAAAAAAGAAGATAAAAAACAAAACAAGAAAACAAATCAAAATAAATGAAGGACTTGTAAAAATAGAAGATTCATCAATAGACCCAAAATGTGTATCATTGAAACCATTTCAGGCGAAATATGAAAAAACATTTTCTAAGAGTTTAGTGAAATCGAATAAATCATTTAAGAAGAAAATAGCAAAACAATTATTACAACAATTTGCTCCCACAAGATTGAACCCTAATAATGATTTCTATAATTATATCAACTATACGTGGTTAAAAAAATTAGAAGTAACTGATAAACAAAAATATATAGTCCAATTTGATGATTTTCGTTTAGTTCAGGATCGCGTATATCAAGAACTCGATAAACATATAATGGATTATATAAAAACAAATAAAAATCGTTTATCAACAGAGCTAAAACATTTCCGCACATCGGTCATTAAAATGAATACAAAAGATGATAGTAGAAAATTAGCATTAAAACGTGTAGATTATGTAAATGAAATGTGTAGTGCAAATGATGAAAAAAAATTATGGCAATTATTGGGACATATTAATAGTGATGAAATGATTGCGTCGTCAGCCCCATTTGTGTGGTCAATAGCCCCGAATGAAAAACAGTCAGCCAATTATTGTTCTTATATTTACCCTCACAGTTTTTCAATATTAGATATAAATGTGTATTTTGAAAAAAGTGCATATGCCAATAATTATAAAAGTGAATTTATAAAACATTGTAACAAATTATTTGATACATTATTAGGAAAAGGGAAGCACAATTTTAATCCGAATGATGTATTAGATGTTGAAATCGAGTTAATTAATACATATGATTGTAAAGGCGTAATGGGAACCAAAGGAAATTATAATAAGATTACCAAGAATGAAGCCATGGAAAAATATGGATTTAATTGGGAAGAATTAACAAAGTCACTAGGATATAAAACGACACCACCATTTTTTGTAACAAGCAGTTTAGAATACTTAAAATGTGCAACATCATTAATGAAAGAAAAATGGAATAGTAAAAAATGGAAAACATATTGGGTATGGATATTTTTACGACAAATAGCTCGTGTAACAAGAGATTGGGAAGAGATTACGTATAAATTTCATGGTGAATTCCAAAGAGGCCAGGAAAAAATAAATTATAGTGATTCAGTTAGTGCTTCGTTATATATGTCTGTTCCATTTAACACTTTTTTGACAAACCAATATTTAAAGCACCATAAAAATCCAAAAGCACTTTTATATGTAAAAACATTGTGCGAAGATTTAAAAATTGTATTTATGAGAATTATTAAGCGTAATAAATGGTTGTCTCCAAAGACAAAGAAATATGCGTTATTGAAATTAAAAAACATAGAATTTGTCATTGGTCATATGTCAAAATTACGCGAAGACCCTTTATTGGGTTATACAACTAATTTATATGATAATATGAAAAAAATTCATAATTGGCGACATAAGAAATTCATTGAATTAGATGGTAACCCTACTATAGATATACCATTGATGGATTGGTCTGCGTATCCAGTTAAAATGGCTGGTAATCAAGCGTATGTTGTTAATGCATCGTATACACCAGCTAAAAACAGTATTTTTATTAATTTGGGTTATATTCAAAAACCATTTATAGATATGGATGAACGTGGAATAGAATATAATTTGGCCAATATTGGATTCACCATTGGACACGAATTATCGCACGCATTAGATGATTGGGGAAGCAAATATGATGATAAAGGTAATTTACATGATTGGTGGTCACCAAAAGATAAAACAATATTCAAAAAAATGCAAAATGAAGTAACATCACAATATACCGAATTTGCCAAAAGAGACAAAATTATATACGATGCTGCTATTGGTATTGGTGAAAATGTGGCTGATATATCTGCTATGGCGATTGTAGATGAATATTTACGTGACTTTCAAGAAAAAAATAATACATTGCCTGCAATAAGGTCATTATCCTATGAGGCACTTTATACATATTATGCGTTTCAAATGAAACAACAATTAGCGACTAATGCTTTGGCAGCACAATTAAAAACAAATCCACACGCTCTTGATAAATATAGAACAAACATTCCATTATCTAGGTCGCAAATATATAGGGCACTATTTAACATCAAAAAGGGAGACAATATGTGGTGGAATAATACGAATACAATTTGGTAATATATAGTTAAAAAGTAGTTTCACATTTTTCACAGTAAATAATAGTTTGACTTTCATCGGGAGAAATATCAATTGAATCGTTTACTAATACATGATTGCATTTTAATTTTAATACATTGCAAATGTATTTTATTTCTTTTTTATAAAAAATAATTAACTCTTTATAATAATTAATTTTTTCATTTTTATGAAAAATGTTTTCTGTTGCTTTTTCTTTTGATTTAAATTCTTCTAAATTATTTATTGTTGTTTCTATTTGTGCAATCATACTTTGTTTTTTTTGCTTTTGTTCTAATAATGATTTGACTTTATAATGTGGAATTTTACTTATCTTTTTATAAGTATTTAAATTTTCCCCAATATACTTCATCTTTTTATAAGTTGTATCAATTCTATTCATTAATAATTAATTATATTATAAATTATTTATTTCTTTATTTCTTTATTTGATAAAATGAATTATCTGGTTTTTCATTCCAATTGATATATTTATCAATTTATTTACATATACATACTGTAAAGAGCAGAAATATTTTCTTTGTCGTTTTTGATAAGTTTATCTACAACCTGACGTGTTACTGTCATTGGAAATTCAACTTTAATTGCCATATCCTTTTCAAACAAATTATCACCTGTTTCCATTAATCTAAATAAGTTCAATTTGGTGTAAATAATTTCCAAACATCTTTTCAAATTTCTTACACCTTTTTCTGTATTACATACATTATGATGCTCCATTAAATGAGTAATTGTTTCTTTAGGGATTACAATATCTTCTTCACTGAACTTCACTTGGTCTCTAATTTTCGGCAAAAGGTAATCATTTACAATAACTGATTTTTCTTTATTTGTGTAACCCTTTGTCTGAATTCTATACATTCGGTCTTTCAAAATAGGATTAATTTTGCTTTCATCATTGTAACTAAAAATAAATAAACATTTACTCAAATCTAAATCCAATTCGGAGAAATATTTGTCGTGAAATTGAGAGTTTTGGGTTGTATCTGTAAGATGGGTCAAAATACCAATGATTTCTTCTCCCTTTGGAGTATCAGAAACCTTATCAAGTTCATCAAAATAAATAATTGGATTCATACATTTACTATCTACCAATATTTGAACGATTTTGCCCCAAATACTGCCTTCATAGGTATAAGAATGACCATCAAGAACACTACTATCTGTTGCTCCACCAAGAGCAATAAAAGAAAAGGGTCTATTTAGAATTTTACTAATACCCTCTTTTACAAGACTTGTTTTACCGGTTCCGGGTGGCCCGTGAATAGCAATAGAAGTTCCAATTGCTTTTGGATTAGTAATAAATTGACCTAACATTTGAATAATCTGTAGTTTTGCGTCATTTAGTCCGTAAACTGCTTCATTAAGTGTTTGTTGTGCTTTCTTCATAAATTCGTGACATTTTTCAACACCGTCATCAATGGAAACATCCAACTCCTTATATTTATTAAATGGAATTCTCATAAACATATCAATCCAGTTTTTTATTTTATAATATTCACTATTTCCTGGATCCATATAGCGAATAGAATTTATTTTATTCATTGCGGCTGCTTTAAATGTTGTCGGAATATCCGCATCTAAAACCATAAAGCGATATGGTTTTTTAACTTGAATTAACTCGTTAATATCGTCAATTTTTTTATTTGCTAGTTTTTGTTCTGTTAATGATAATTTTTTATAATATCCGATATCTTTCAAATTTTTGTCTTTTACTTTTTTTTTGAAAATTTTCAAATTTTTATTTCCTTCTTTTTTATTTTTATTTTTTTGAATTTTTATGTTTTTATTTATTTCTTCATCACATATCTTAATACATTCTTTAATAGTTGAGTTTTTCTTTTCATTGTCACGTAGATATTTTGAAATACGCACTAATTCATCTATACTGTCATTATTATAATCATGTTGTTTCTGTCTTTTACTATTTTTTACTTTTTGGTTTGTCTTTGAAGTTCCTTCGTCCGATTCCTTAGAATCGTCTTCATCGTCATCGTCATCGTCATCGTCTTCATCGTCTTCATCTTCCTCGTCTTCCTCGTCTTCATCGTCTTCATCGTCATCAACGTCATCATCGTCTTCATCGTCTTCATCGTCTTCATCGTCAGAATAATAACCAGAATCGTCTTCAGATTCATATTCAGAATCGGAATCGGAATCGGAATTGTCGTCATCTTCAGAATCAGAATTGCGTGTTTTCTTCAATTCGTGTCTTTCCATTTCTCGTATATCTTTTTCGGATAATGTAAAAATAATATTTATATTTTTATTTTTCTTATTTTTTTGTTTACGCTTTTTACATTCTCTATCAGAATCCGAATCCGAATCCGAATCAGTTTCGTATTCAGTTTCCGAACTAGAAGACTGTTCTTTTTCTTTTTTGTATTTATTTTTGATATCCTTTTCTTGTTGCTTTTCTTGTTGCTTTTCTTGTTGCTTTTCTTGTTGCTTTTCGTATTTATTTTTGATTTGATTTTTCTTTTCTTTTTTTGATTTGATTTGATTTACAAGTTGCTTATTGTTTTGAAGTTTTTTGTCGTTTTTCACCTTTTCCTTCATATGTTTTGAAGGAAACATATTTGTCAGAAATTTTCTGTATTCAACGACATCAAAATCATCATCATTGTTATTATTATTTTTTCCCATATTATTACAAAGTTATATTATAATGTTGTAATAATTTTAAGTCATTTATGAAAATATATTTGTGAATAATATTTATTTTGGAAAACAATTTAAATATATTTTTTAAAAAAATGATTGAATAAAAGAATATAAATCTATAGTAATATATTATAAAAGATGTCAATGAAACAGTCTTACACAAATTCCAAGATTATCGGTATCCAATTTAGTATTTTATCACCAGATGAAATTAGGAAAGCATCTGTTGCTGAAATTACTTCAAAGGATACTTATATAAATAATAAACCTTGTATTGGTGGGCTATTTGATCCACGTATGGGTGTTTTAGAACCTGGTATTTTATGTCCGACAGATGGTTTAAGTTATATGGAAAGTCCTGGTTATGCTGGTCATATTGAATTAGCGAGACCTGTATTTTACATTCAATATATGCCAACTATTTTGAAAATATTGAAATGTGTATGTTTCAAATGTAGTAAGTTATTGATTAGCAAGGAAAAATATAAACAAGCTCTGGACCTTAATAATGAAGCCAGATGGAAGTATATATTTGATAATGCCAAAGATATAAAGGCTTGTGGTGATGATACTGAAAATGGGTGTGGGTGTGTAAAACCAAAAATTAAAAAAGAGAGTGGTCTTGTTTCCGTATTTGCTGAATGGAAAGATAAAGAAACTGGAGAACCGATTATTATAAAATTGACAGCTGAAATTGTTCTAAAGATTTTCAAACGTATTTCTGATGAAGATGTTAATTTTATGGGATTTAGTCCAGTATTTTCAAGACCGGATTGGATGATTTGCCAAGTTCTTGCGGTTCCACCACCTACTGTAAGACCATCTGTAAAACACGATGCGCAACAGAGGTCGGATGACGATTTGACACACATTTTGGTGAATATTATAAAAACAAATAATTTCCTAAAAGAAAAAATACAAAATAAAGCACCTGACGGTGTTATTGATAATATGACAGAACTTGTTTTACAATACTATATTGCCACACAAGTGGATAATAAAATTCCTGGTGTTGCTTCTGTAGCTCAACGCTCTGGTAGACCTTATAAATCTATTAAAGACCGATTGAATGGCAAAACTGGTCGCATGAGAGGAAATTTGATGGCGAAACGTGTTGATTTTAGTGCTCGTTCTGTAATTACTGCTGACCCTAATATTTCAATTAGAGAACTAGGTATTCCAATGAAAATCGCCAAAAATATTACGAAACCAGTTGTTGTGAATGACATCAATAAGAAATTTCTTATGAAACTTATTCATAATGGTCCTGAAGTGTGGCCTGGTGCTAAAATTCTTGAAAAGCAAAATGGTGAATCGATTAGTCTTCGCCATTTTACAGATAGGAAGTCCATTGTTATTGAAAATGGTGATACAGTTCATCGTCATATGATGGATGGTGATGCGGTTCTATTTAACAGACAACCTACTCTTCATAGAATGAGTATGATGTGCCATTTGGCTAAAATTATGAAACAAGGTGATACATTTAGATTAAATGTTGCATGTACCGCACCGTATAACGCCGACTTCGATGGAGATGAAATGAATTTACATATGCCACAAGATATAGAAGCAGAAATTGAATTGCGAAATCTAGCTGCTGTAAATAATCACCTAATTAGTCCAGCCAAAAATTCATCCATTATTGGTATATTTCAGGATTCAATGTTGGGTGCGTACCAATTCTCAAGAGCGAATTTAAATTTTACGCCAAGAGAGGCGATGAATTTGTTAATGGAAATAAAAAATGTGGATGAAAAAGAAATACAAAAAATATTCAAAGATAATAATGATAAGATAAATAGTTTTGACATATTAAGTCAAATATTACCTCCTTTGTCAATCAAATATGAAACCGAGGCATTCCATAAAAGTAAAGAAAATAATGCGACATCCAATAAGGTGATTGAAATTAAAAATGGAAAGTTTATTAGAGGTCAAATGGATAAAAAAGTGTTAGCTGGAGGAACCAAGGGTCTTATTCAGCGTATAAATAATGATTTTGGAAACATTACAGCATCTAATTTTATAGATGATTTACAAAATATTGTTACCAAGTACATGATTTCATCGTCATTTAGTGTAGGTATTAGTGATTTAATTTCTAACCAGAAGACAAATGATAATATTATTAGTGTCATTACTGGGAAGAAAGAAGAAGTCAAAAATGTTATAGAACAGGTTCAATTAGGAATATTTGAAAATAACACTGGAAAGTCTAATTTGGATGAATTTGAATACCAAGTGAATAACATATTGAATCAAGCAACAAATGAATCGGGCAAAATTGGTCTCAATAGTTTGGATAAAAACAATCGTTTTGTAAATATGGTGAAAGCCGGTTCTAAAGGTTCTGAATTGAATATTTCCTTTATGATTTCTTGTTTAGGTCAGCAAAATGTGGATGGAAAACGAATTCCTTATGGATTTGACCAAAGAACATTACCACATTACAATAAATATGACGATAGTCCTAGCGCAAGAGGATTTGTAGAAAGTTCATATATTAACGGATTATCGCCACAAGAATTATTCTTTCACGCCATGGGTGGTCGTGTAGGACTTATTGATACTGCTGTAAAGACTTCTACTACTGGTTACATTCAAAGAAGATTGATTAAAGGGTTGGAAGACTTGATGGTAAATTATGATATGACAATTAGAAATAATAAAAATAAAGTAGTCCAATTCAGTTATGGTGAAGATAGTTTCGACTGTGTAAAAATGGAAAATCAATGTTTGGCGCTTGTAGAAATGAATATTCAAGAAATTTACGACCACTATTTGTTGCCAAGTGACGGTAAACCAATTAAAACATTGTCAAATATATTCTTGAAGAGTGTAAATACAAAAGTAAAAAACGATATGCCTGCCTTTACAAAGAAGACTGACAATTGTATAAAAATGATGATTACAATGAAAGACCGCATTATAAAGAATGTGTTTAATAACAAAGATGACAATGTGGTTAGTTTGCCAGTGTCTTTTAAATACATAATTGACAATATCAAAGAACAAATGCATATAACATCCACATCGCTCGTAGATATTACCTTATTGGAGGCATATGAAATTATTGAGGCATATTACGATAAATTATCTTCTTATCATTACTTTGCTCCTAATGACCTATTTAAAACACTATACTTCTTCCATTTGTCGCCAAAACAGTTGCTAATTGTGAAGCGATTTAACAAAGCCGCATTGTTCCTATTAATGGATACTATTATTGTTTCATATAAGAGGGCGATTGTGTCACCTGGTGAAATGGTTGGTGTTATTGCCGGTCAAAGTATTGGTGAGGTTTCTACACAGATGACTTTGAATTCTGTAACATATGATACATTAATAATAGTTCGTGATGAAAATAAAAAAATAGAAAAAGTTCAAATTGGTGATTTTGTAAAAATGTGTATTAATACTACAGATAAATTAGATTACAATAAAAATAAGGATACAAGTTATGCTCCTACAATGTCATATTATGAAATACCTTCAGTGAGTGAAGAAGGTGATGTTGTATGGAAGCAAATTGAAGCAGGAACACAACATCCTGTTGTAAATAAAGATGGGACAAATACTTTGCTTAAGATTACAACATTTGAACAAAGGACAGTTATTGCTACTAAAGCAAAATCATTTCTCCAATTAGTTGATGGTAAAATATTACCAGTTGATGGAGATAGTTTAAAGGTTGGTCAATATTTACCAGTTTCATTGAAACCTATTGATTTTGAAGAAACTTTTGAATTGGATATGAAAACAATACTTTCTCCATCAGAATATTTATATTCATCTATGATTGAAAAAGCAAAGAGTGTAATGAATGAACATAGTTGGTGGAAGAAACACAATAACAAGACATTTGTGTTACCATACACAAGAAGTGATACTTTTACAGCAAAAATTAATGAAACTGCTCGTGAAACTAAACAAAAATTTGCACCTAATTGTGTTTATCCCAAGCATAGTGGATTATGTTGTTCCTCTATTCCAGAATATATATCTCTTGATGAAAATTTTGGTTATTTCGTAGGTGCATATTGTGCTGAAGGGTGTATGACAAATACGCAAGTATCCATTGCGAATAACAGTTTGACATATTTGGAAAAAATCGTGTCATTTTGTGAAAAATATAACATCACTTATAAAATATATAAAACAGAAGACAAAAATCAAGAAGGATGGACCTCACAAGATATTCGTATTTATAGCAAAATAATTCGTGATATGTTGTTTGAGTTGTGTGGATGTTTGTCTCACAATAAATATGTCTCATCTAATTTGGTATTTTCAAATAAAGAGTTTATTAAGGGGTTCTTGGATGCTTATATAAGTGGCGATGGCACTATCAGCATAAAAGACAAAAGTGTAAATATGTGCTCAACATCGAAATCACTTTTATTAGACGTCCAACAAATGCTTAATGTAATTGGAGTATATTCATATGTTATGAAATTCAAAAAAATGGAAACGAATAATAGAAACTCAAAAAATATTCAACAACCATATTACTTGAAAATTAGAAACAAACAAGTCATTGAATTTTACAATAGTGTAAAACTGTCTGATGAACGAAAACAAGAAAAATTAAATATTCTTTCAGAACATAATTTCAAATACAATATTTCTCAAAAGAACACATACATTCCAAACATGATTGATGACGATATTGTTATGGAAAAGCGTCAAGAAGGCTGTATGGACGAATTGTTATTTGACCGAATTATTTCAATTGAAGAAGTTCCTAATCCAACAGATTATGTTTATGACTTAACTGTAAAGGATACGAGAACATTTAACATCTATAATGGTTTAGCACTTTACGATACATTTCATTTTGCTGGCGTCGCCTCTAAATCCAATGTGACTCGTGGTGTGCCGAGAATTGAAGAAATATTATCTTTGTCTAGTGATATCAAAAATCCATCTTTAAGTATTTATTTGAATAAAGAAGATGAGACAAATAAGGAAAGAGCAAGAACAATTATGTATATGTTGGAGCATACAAAATTACAAGAGCTTGTCAAAAACGTTCAATTATGTTTTGACCCGGATGATTTGAATACATTGATTATAGAAGATAAAGAAATGATAGAAAAATATATTGAATTTAATCAATTGTTTGAGGATTGTAATGACAATATTACGAGTGTTGATGAAGCCGAAAAGTCAAAATGGATTATTCGACTTGAATTGGATCACGAAGCAATGTTAGAGAAGAACATTACAATGGATGATATTAATTTCACATTAGTAAATGTATATGATACACAAATTAGTTGTATATATTCAGACTATAATAGTGACAAATTGATATTCAGAATTCGTCTAAATGAGTCACTTAAAAGTAGTTCAAATAATGCGTCCAAATTGACACTGGACCAGTCGGATAAGATTTATATGTTGAAGAATTTCCAAGACCAAATGATGAATAATATAGTTATTCGTGGTATTAAGAAAATAAATAAGGTTAATCTTCGTACGATTAGAAATTATTATACGGAAGAAAATGGACAATATGTGAAAAAGGATATTTGGGTTTTGGATACTATTGGGACCAATTTGATAGATGTATTGAGTTTAGATTACATTGATAATGAGAGAACATTTAGTAATGACATTGTTGAAGTGTATAAAGTTCTAGGAATTGAAGCAGCACGTCAAATGATTCACAATGAATTGGTAGATGTTATTGAGTTTGATGGAACTTATATCAATTATCATAATTTCAGTGTTCTAATTGACCGTATGACATATACGCATAAATTGATTTCAATCTTTCGTCATGGTATTAACAATGATAATATTGGACCATTGGCGAAGGCTTCCTTTGAAGAGACACCTGAAATGTTTTTAAGAGCAGCCAGACATGGTGATATTGATAATATGCGTGGTATATCTGCGAATGTGATGTGTGGACAAGAAGGATATTATGGCACAAGTTCGTTCCAAGTATTGTTAAATATTAAAGAATTGATGAATCAACAAGAAGCAAGTGAATACAAACCTATAAATGAAGATAAGGTATTGGACGATTTCTTCAAAGAAGTAAAGGATGATGATGACCTAATGTGTTCTATGAGTAATTTGACTATTCAAAATAATGTTATTAATATAAGGTCAGAAGATGATGAAAAGGGAAATATATATGATCCAGGATTTTAATTCATAATAAAATAATGCTTGTCTAATAAAATAATGCTTGTCTAATAAAATAATGCTTGTCTAATAAAATAAAACGAATATTTTTTTGTAAAATAATCGTTTTATGTTTTAATTTGTATTTCTTATTTTTTTTGGATTTCTAAATAATTAATATTTTTTATTTTCCCTTTTTTGAACTTGTTTAAGATTAAAATTTTTGGTTGTCTCTTATTTTTGTTATTTCTAAAGTAAATGTAAAATCATTATAATTATTATTAATTAGGTCGCCTAAGTAATCTAGTAATTTTATTCGTATTTTGCTAATATTAATAGGAACCGAATATTCTCTTTTGTTATTAATATAGTTTTTACTGTCAATATAATTTTTGTCAAATGTGTCAGAAGATAAAGGAATTATTGACAAAATATTATCATCCAATATATTTTCACTAGGTAGAATACCATAAGTGCGGTCTATATTAGAATTATTAAAGTCGTCTAAAGAGAAATAAATGTATCTATATGATTGACTATCAAAATTTGATTCAGTTGTGTAACTTGTTTGGTTAGTATATTCTATATTTCGGAACCCAATTTGATATCCCATTGTATTTACAATGTTGCTAGTGGAAATTTTATTTTTAGCATCAAGGTCATTTAATCTATAATTCATATTTTGATTCACAATTGTTTTTATAGTAAATTTATTTTCGTCATTAGAAATGGTTAAAAAAAGTGTGTTTGGGTCAATTTTTACTTTGAAACGATGTTCTAATTCATCATCACTAATAATTTGACTGTTTATGCAATATTGTAATACATCAGGAAAACTATTTCCATCATAATTTCCATCAGGTATACTAACTATTCCGCCAATAGTACCACCACTAGTGTCTTCTTCAATATATATTTGGTTTGTATATTTATAACTAGAAAATGCAAACATTGTATTCTTTATTTGAAGTCCTGATAGAGCGATAGATAAAACATTATTAATTGAATTTGGTAATTGAAATTCACAATCTTCTGGTGTGGTATTTAAAAAATTTTTACGAAACTGTGAATTAAATACATAACTAGATACAATTTTATTCTGATTATAACCATTTAAATTATCTTTTGGTATTCGTTGATATTGCAAAGGATTATTATTAATATTTGTTAAAGGAGCGATAATATTTCCGACATATTGTTTACTTAATAAATGTTCTTTTTCTGTATAATTCTTGTCGTAATCGTTTAACATATCTACGTTATTTGACACCGAAAAAGATTTAAACTGTGTATCCAAATTATCGTTTGAATTAGGTTTATCATTTTTGTAGTCATAAAAATTATTTGAATTATGAAATGTATTGGTAAGAACTGATAGTCTTCGTTTAATCTTATTGAAAAAATCGTGTAATTGTTGTTTATAAATAGAAGCATAATCTTTATTTTCTTTGATGATATTTTGATAATTGGAAATAGCATTATTCAATTCATCTTTCGAAAACTCAAGATTTAATTTTACAACTTCAATAAGTTCTTGGTTGGTGTAATTATTAATATCTAAATCCATAATTTATATAGTATATATAAATTATTATTAAATACTTTTAATAATGAATAAATATTATTTACAATATTTTCATTAATAATGACTCCAAATTAATGATTTAAATACTTATTATAAAATATATATATTAATGAATAATATCAATTTAATTAATAATGTTTTACAAAAATATCATAACAATATTTCAAATAAAAATAAAATAATTATATTTTTTACACCATTTTTATATCATATTAAGAAAAATCATAAAACATATATGAATTTTTTTAAAGAACACATAATACGCAATGAAGAGAATAAATTACATTTCAATTTGTTTGCGTTCATTGATGTCGATAAAGAGACATTAATTGATATTTATATAAAAATCTTAAAAACGTATAATGCGTTAAGAAGATTTGTTAATTTGTATAAAAAAAACAAAATTGAAATGGTTATTGAAACCGATTTATTATTAAATAATATTGATTTAACTAGTAAAAAAGTTTTATGTATTATTCAAAACCAAAAGAAATATTTATTTTACATATTTGAATTATTGAAAATAATTTATAATTCTTTAAGCAATTCAGAATTCTTTTTTTCAAAACCTTTGGAAATAAAAAATCCATACAATAATTTAAAATTTGAATATCATAATTTGTGTAACATCTATTTTTTTATGAAGTTTAATGGTATTCAATTTAATGAAATATTTTATAGATATTTTAAATGCAACTTTGATACAGAAATGTTTTTACATAGAAATTTCAATTATCTTCGTGAATGTAGTATACAAAATTATGTATATAATAATATTGAAAATAATTATTTATATATTGAAATTATGAATATGATTAATAATTACAATAATATAATCGGTAAAAAGTATCGTATTTTAATTCACGAAGATTTTCCAATGGAAAAATTATATAATATTATGAAAAAATACTTACATTTATATATAAATTCTTGGTATTCTTACATAGAATATGAAGCTGAAAATTATTTAAAAGAATTAAATCATCGTTTATTTTATTTTCAAAAATATAATCCTCAATTTGGAAGATTGAAATACAAAATTATTAAAAAATATTGCTTCAAAAGAAAACGAACTATAATTAAAACGACAAAAACTTTTGATGACAAACATATTAATTTTATGTCAAATTTAAATATGAGTTTTGATGGTCATTATAAATACATTATTTTACATGACGATATCGATCATGACAATGACGACGAATATGACGACGAATATGACGACGAATATGACGACGAATATGACGACGAATATTGATATTTCAGTTTCTTAATTTATAGTACGATTGATTTTTTTCTATGTATTTTTTTAATTGTATAATTGACATAATTTTGTAAATATTCAATTATGTCTTTTCTATGTTCATCATTGAGTAAGTAATCCATATCTGGGTTTAATGCAAATTTATTATTTTTTTTATCATCAATAATAATTTTATAAGACGGAATTTGTTTTTTTTTAAAAGTAGGAACAATAATATGAATAAATTGGTCTTCACGATTTCCATTGGCAATGAATTTATTATCGTTTAATTTAGTATAGTGAAGTTTAGTATTTAATTTTGAATGCGACATAAAAATAACATTTAAGTTGTACTTTTTAATAAGCAACCACAAATCAAAAACTGTTAAATAATAATTTTCAGACATTAAATAATCTTCAAAATTTAACTCTTTATTCAAAATCTGTTTTCCTTGTTCTTCTTTTCCTTCCGTGATTAAAATGTTAATGACTTCTCTATTAAAATTATTATAATTCTTATATTCAGTTAATAGTTCTTGTTTCAATTCCAAAATAGTTTTGGGAATATTAATTAAATCCATTATTAATTTGAACGTGCAGTATATGCTGTTAGAATATTGAATTTCTGAATAATTTTTAGGGAAATATGATTTCCAATGTAAGGAAGTAATATTATCTTCTTTAATTTCACAAATTGCTTCATTTAAGTCGTCATTCTTTTCTTCCAGTTCTAAATCATTTTCATTAGTTTCCATTACAATATTGTAATCTATTGAGTTGTCATAGATTTGACTTTTTTGCGGGATTGCGTTAAAAAAACTATTATATGAAACATATTTGTTTTTTGGGTATATATCTAAATTATCAAAAAAATCTTGTGTTATTAAAGATTGAATAATAAGCAACTCATTTTCATTTAAATTGTAATTTACTTTCCCTAATGATAAATATGAATTAGGATCAAACATAAAATGTTTTATTCTAGTATATCTAACAATTTCATCAGAAATGCGTTGCAAATATATATCTTTATTGGGTTTCTTAGTTAGAAGATTATTTTTTGGTAATATTAAGCTACAAACATTATCTTTTGTAAATACACATAATTTATTTTCATCACATTTATCAATTGAACTATTATAACAGCTTACAATTTTTTCAATTTCCTTATAAAAGTGTTCATCCCCTGTAAATTCAATTTTGTCGTCAATTAGTTTTCTAACTTCAAGATTTATTTCGGAGATTTTATCATTGTTTGTTTTTTTAATATTATTGAGTATATTCATTATATTCGTTTTTAAACTATTATTTACAAAATCATTTAATAAAATTTTGACAGTGTTTCTAAAAATATTATAAAATTTTGTTTCCATTTGAATTAATTTTATTTTACCGATTCGTTCTTTGTCTTTTTTAGATGATGTAGAACTAATTACGTCAACATTGTTTATATTAGACATATTATTCTGATTTTTTATTACAGGAAGAATATATTTTTCTTGTAATTCTTCTTCTTTTACTGGTGGATTTACTTGAACGAATTGATTTGTTTCTGTTATTATTCCTGTAATATATTCTCCTTCAAACACATTTATTTTTGGTGAGCAAAATATTTTATAATCACTTGTTCTATTTTTTCCTTTCTCTGATATTTTTTTTAGTAAATCAAATGTGGTTGAATAATTGGTCCAAATATTTGGATTATTCATATAAACAAAATCATAATTATCCATTAACTCATTTGTAATGTAAGATGGGAAACAAGGAATAAATGAGGATGTTTTTTTTCCTTTTATTTTTTTTTCAATTGCAATTAATCCAATTATTTTATTGTTGAAATTTTTTATTAATGTTTGAACGTGATAATTGTATAATTTTAGAAGAAAAATAATTTTGTCAATATAATACGGTCTCTTTAGTTTATGTACGTTTGGTAAGCTAGGTTTTGGTAAGCATAATTTATTGAAATAAGGCTTAATTATTTTTTGAATAATATTTTTTATTTCTCGATACGATGAATTTGTTTTATATTCACTAAAAAATTTAATTATTTTTATACGTTGTCCCTCGTTACGAGAATATATAGGTTCGTAATAGTCATCTTTTTTAATTAAAAATAGACATGGTTTACGTGCGTTATAAATATTATTTGTATAATAATTAGTAGGACAAACTATACCTATATTATTTGTTATATCATCATCACTTACTTCCATTATAATCAAATTTAATCCTTTTGTGAATAATTTTGGATTTGGTGTGCATATTATATCCCATAAATAAGTATAATCTATAAATAATTCATCGTCTCTTAAATATTCAATAAAATTATTGTAGGCACTTATAATCTTTTTGTAGTAAATCTTATCTTCTTCGTTATCTATTTTTAGTGTTTTATATGTTTTTGTATTATTATATTCGTCAATATCTATTTCGTCTTGTAGGTCATAAAAATATCTTATTAAATTACCATTGTTATAATTAACAAAATCATCTATTGTTAAAATACTTATAAGATGATTTTTAAATTCTTTAATAGTTAATACATGTTCAGTTTCAGCAAAATATAATGCGTCTGAAATACAAGAAATGAATGATTGTTTTGAATTAACTTCTACTCCATGTCTTAATAAACAGGCGTGATTTTGTTTAAGTTGTGTATTTGATTTGCTTATTTGACAAGAAGAATTATTTTCTTTTAAAAAGAATTGAATTTGTAAAGGTAAATATCCCCATCTGTTTTTTTCAATAGGAAATTTGTCTGAAGATTTCACATAATTTTCATTGGCATTCCTTTCCGTTTCCAATTGAGGTTCCAATTGAGGTTCCAATTGAGGTTCCAATTGAGGTTCCAATTGAGGTTCCAATTGAGGTTCCAATTGAGGTTCCAAATGAGGTTCCAATTGAGGTTCCAAATCGGGTTCCAATTGAGGTTCTAAATTGGCTTTAGATTTTGTTTGTTCTGAACTAGTTTTATTGGCTGCGTAACATTGTTTTTTAGCCTTTATTTTTGCTGCGGTATTTGATTTTGTAAAACAACATGGAAGACAATAACCGTCTGGATGTTTTCCTGTTTGAAATACAGGAAAGTTTTTTTGATATTTGCCGGTTTTATCAACGAATTCATAAATGTAATAACCAGGTTTAGTTGTTGTAGCATCATAAGGTAAAACTTTCCCGCAAGTAGGATGTTCTAATTCAGTTTCACCTTTTTCATTAGTAACTTCTGTTAATTCAGATTCATGAATCATTGTATTATTTTTAAGACACCAATAACGAGGACAAATATAATTGTATTTATTTTTTGCGTCACTACCATATTTAATTACATCAGTAGATTCATCAAAAATTTTATTTCCTTGTGAATCAAGCATAGAGCCATATTTGGTTTTAATTTTTTCCAATTGTGTATCAGTTAAAATAACAGGTTGTCGTCGATTACTGGAACTACACGTTCGCGAATAAGTATTGAAACCTTTTTGAGCCTCTTTTAAAATAAGTGTAGGGTCTTTTTCTTCAATTAAGGATTGAAAGTAATAAGGTTTATTTAACTTTATATTATCATAATCAATATTTTCATTTTCGTCATCACTTTCAGAAGTTTCGTTATCACTTTCAGAAGTTTCGTTATCAGTATCAACATTATTATCATAAATTTCTTGAACTTCAGAAACATCTTGTAAATCATCTGGATCTATTAAATTGGGATTATCAATAAGTGCTCCTTCATTTAATTCAATTGCGTCTTCATCACTGTCGTTATCATTTCCTCCAAGCATATCATCATCACTGTCTTCATCGCTACTTTCTTCAAAGTCGTCTTCATCAAATTCGTCGTCTTCATCAAATACATTGCTTTCTTTTTCTTTTTCTATTTCATTTATTTTTTTTGAATCAGGTATTTGTTGTATTTTTTCTATTTCAACAATAGCATTTTTCATAGTATCATTTAGTTCATCACTATTTTTTTCACATAATTTGTTAATAAATTGAGTAATGGAAGAATCTTTATCATGATATTGACTAATTTTTATTAACGAATCTATATATATAGGTAAAGTATTGAGATATTTTAAATCATCCAAATTTTTTGACTCAACTATAATATGACCTTGTTTGCTATCAATATTAATAACAATTTCAAAACCAGGATTATTTTTGAATTTACGAATACCTTTTGAAACATTTTTCAAATTTTGTTCATTAACAAGAGAACGAACTAATTCAAGACATTCATCAAGGGTTGTTTCATTCTTATAATTTTCATGTAATCTGGTTACAATTTCATCAAAATGTATTTTTTCATTTATTTTGTTTATGACAAAAATTTGTTTACTATTGTATGTATTAAAATTTGCGACACGTTTAAATCGTAACATTATATTATCACTTGTAGTGGTGGTTTCATTCAAAAACACTTGAGAAATACATTTTTCAATAGCACCAATATTTATTTTCTTTTTCCCCTTTATGGAAGTAACATAAGAAATGTTATTAATGAAAACATTATCAGAGTATAAATCCGTAAAATCACTAAAATTATAACCAGATTCTTCAAACACTTCCTGTATGTTTCTAATAACTGGTCCAATCGCTTCTTTTATTAAAATATTAATATCTTTAACGTGTAACGGACGAATCAAATCACATTTTACATTTATATTTCCATTTTCGTCAAATTCGCAATATATTTTTTCATTATCGTATTCTATGTAAGCTGTGACAGTTTTACTATTTACGATATTTTTTATCAATTTAAATATTGTCCCTTTTTTAAGGACTGGTATTTTACGACCATCTTTTGTGATTGCTTCACAATAAAGGCGATAAGTTTTTTCTTGTTTAGATGATGGATTATATTTAATTAAAGGTATGGTTGGAGAGGAGTTAAGTATTTTGAAAATATTTTCCAAGGGAATCTTTCCTTTTGTTTCAGACATAAGTGTGAAATTTATATAACCTAATCCGTTTTCTATGTAATTTAAAGAAGTTTTATTATCAAAATTAATTTTATGAAATAAATCTATATTTTCAAAAAAATATATTTTATTTTCTTCTAATAAATCATTTGTCGTTTTCATTAATAATTCACGTTTTGTCTGATTATTCAAATCTGCCAAACTCAAAATATCCTTTTTGAATAAAGCAGGATAATATATTTTCATCGCATTTGTTGTAGCAATATTGTTTTCTGTCATATATTCAATAACATCACTTGCTTCTGAAACATATATAGTATTGTTTTTAATATCACTATTCATTAATAAATTTGTTTGTGTGAGTGATGTTCGTGATATACTTTCAACAAAGGAATCAAATTTAACCACTTTAAATGGATTTGATATCATAGGGTAATCTTTATTACGTATTATACTTTTTTCACCTAATGGTTTGAAATAATTAGTATATTTTTCTAAATTAAACAACTGCAAATCATTTATTTCATATTCTTCTTTATAATGATAATGTATTGAGTCAAAATCTAATATATTACTTAATATGTAATTTAATGTATTTGGGTTGATTATATTTGATTGCGTCGTTAATGATTGATAAATGTCATTTGTACGTAATTTATCGTTGCCAACGCAAAATAAATACAATTCATCGAATGTTACATCTATTCCTAATTTACGCAATTCATATAGAATTTTAATTTTTGCGGTAATAACATCATCATCTTGGAAAATAATATTATCGCAAAAAACTACTTCAATATTTTTATTTTTTATCATTTCTTGTTCGTATTGAGTAAAAACATCACCATTATTTTCATTTCTTGAGAATACTAAAATGCGTTTTATTTCATCATTTTTTATTTGTTTTACCTTATATATTACATCCTTTACATCAAGTTCATCCATTATATAATATATAATATATCTATAATATATAATGTTTATTTATATTTATATGTAACCTTTTATTTTTATTTTATTTTTTCTAAACCAAATCAAAATAAGGATTATCATTCAATGTCATTCCACAATATTCACTTGGATTCTTATTGTAGTCAACTGGGTTGTAAATTTGTGATGTTTTTGCGTTTTCTAATAAAAATTTGAAATTATTCCAAAAATCTTGTTTATGACCTATACTTTTCGTCATAATGTGCGATAATTCATGCAACGCAACAAATGTCAATGTGTTTATATCTATTAATTCATCTTCCCCCTTTTTCTTATTTTTATTTAAACATAAAGCAATTTTTTCACCTTTGTTTTCACTGTAAGCAGTCAATTTGCTTGTTGGAAGTGTTTCGGAAATAGAATTGGGATTAAATCCATCAACCAATCTTTGTGTTCTTTCATCATCAGGATGATTTTGGCGCATATATTCAACCATTTTAGACATATTATTTGTCACTTTTGCCATTAATTCAGCAGATTGTTGTAATTTTTTTCTATCACGAACACAATATGTTTTTCCATCTTCTTGCGCTATAATACATTTTAAGTCATAATTGTTCGACTTTTGATATAATTGGTACACTAATATTGCCCCAATAAAAAACGCTAAATATTTTAAATATAATGATGTGATGTTCTTCATATATATTAAAAATAATATATTCAAATTTTGGTTATATTATTTATTTTATTTTACTTTATTTTTTCTTTAGTTTTATTGGAATACTTAATTCAATTCAAAGCCCTTGCCATTATCAACCGGTTCCATGGTCGTGTTATTCCAAGGACCAACACTCATTTGAGGATTTGCTGGTTCAGAACGAATTTGAAGATTTGCGTTTCTTAAGGATTGCGAAACGGTTCCAATGTGGTGTCCGGCTTGAAGGAGATTTATATTACTCACCTCTCCCTTACCAGAAGGGTTTAATTCAGACCATTGACTATTACTGTCATGGGGCAATAATTCGGAAGGATTTTGGTTGGCATTACAACCTCCACTAACAGGAGGTTGGGTTGTAGTAATTCCGCTTACACTTGCGTATTCTTCATTTCCTTCAGGATTTGAAGGTCTTACTGAAGCAGATGCTTCGGCGTTCTTGTGTTGATCTTGCATACCACTATTGGCTTCAAAACCAAACGAACCCTTATTATTTAAATAATTTAAAAACATATTGGCGGCATAAGCAACAACCAAAAGTAGCAACAAAGCACCTAATCCATAGTTATCCCATACTTTTTTTAAAGTTGTATTCATTATATAAAATTAGTGATAAAATAATTTTCAAAGTTTATTAAATAATATTCTATTTAATTTATACTAAATACAATTACTAAATACAATTACTAAATACAATATTAAAACTCTAAATCTTTTTAGATTTTTTCCACGATTTTATAAACATTTTTCTAAAATTATTATTCTATTTGTATAATTCATTTATATCAGTGTCGCTATCACTATCACTATCACTTATATATAATAAATGTAAATCTTTTATTTGCTTGGCTTCCAAATATGCTTCTTGTGCCTTTTTTTTTGCTTCTTTTGCTTGTAATCTGGCATTTTTATACATTTCATAATATATTTCATTTGGTTGCTTGATTTTTATTGGCATTTTTTCATCATTTTCATTTGATAACTTTTCAACATCATCAAATGGATCTATTTCCGTTAAAGAATCGTTGTCATCTACAATTTCATATTCAGCACTATCTTTTTGACTAATGTTGTTATTTTTATCTTCCTTAACTCGTTTATTTGCTTGAGCTGTTTTATTTTCCTCATCAATGACAAGTGAATTATTTAAATTTTCTAAATCATTTTGATTTTCTCCATTTTCATCATTTTCTCCATTTTCTTCAATTTCATCATTTTCTCCATTTTCTTCAATTTCATTATTTTCAATTTTTACTAAATCAATTGAATCATTTGTGTTTTTTACTTCTTCTTTTATATATCTTTCTTTAGTATTTTCAACTAAAGGTCTGTTATTTGTATTTATTAAACACCCATCAAACATAATCTCATCATTTATAAGCATACATTGCTTCAAAACTATTTCAATTTGAAATTTTTGTTGTGTAAATTTGATTCCACTTATTTCTAAAATAGATATTATTTTGCTTTGATTTGTAAATGATTCTTTTCCTAAATGATTTTGTTCTTCATCATATATTTTAAATTCTAATTCATTTGATGAATTTGTCTTTACATTTGCTCTAACTAAATAATATTTTCCTGACTTATATACACGTAATGTAGGTGTAAATGTATTCTCAATATCCTCTCTGGATATACAACCTTGAAACCATCTATCTTTTTTATCATACATTAAGTCATAGCATTTATTCTCAAATTCTTCAAACCATGTTATAATAACCTCATTTGTTGTGTCAAACATTAAATCAGAATAATAACGTTTTCCACTTTTAACTAAACCTTGTTTTGTATATGATTTACAAGTTTGGATGTATAAAGGTTTATTATTATATTCAAATTTAGTAAAATAAGCACCACCTTGGATTCCTGTTGCTGGTAATAATCGCAATTGTTCAAAATCAAATGTATTTATATTTGGTATAATTATATTAGTCATTACTAGATAAATAGAAAAAAAGAATAATAACAACACGCATAATTTAAGAATTAATATTATTTTAGTATTATAAAAATAAATGAAAAACAATTTTGTAAAAGATATCATTTCAATTGTGAAAACGGATGAAATAAAGGAAGAATTAAATGGGTTTTCTAAATTATTTATGGATTTTATTTTGACAAAATTAAATCCTTATATGTATATTATTATTACAATTGTAGTTGTCATTTTTCTTATCAATATTATCAATATTGTATTAATTATTATTTTATTCAGAAAACAAAATAAATACTTCTCCACTATATTAATGTATAATTAATAATGAGTCTTAACGATACTGTTACTAAATGGATTCTCATTGATAACAAAATTCAAGAATTAAACGCTGAATTGAAACAACTTCGTCATGATAAAAATATTCTTGAAAGTGCACTTACTAATTACGCAAAAGATAATGATATGGAAAATACTACTGTTAAGGTAAACAACAATAAAATTAAATTTAGTGTCACTAAAACTGTTGAACCGATTACATTTAAATATTTAGAAAGAAATTTATGTAATATCATTAAGAGCGAAGAACAATTACAAAAAACAATGGAATACTTGAAAGATAATAGAGAAGTGAAACAAACTTATTCTGTAAAACAAGTTAATAAATGAGACAAAATAATGGAACAAATTAATGAGACAAAATAATGGAACAAATTAATGAGACAAATTAATGAGACAAATTAATGAGACAAATTAATAAAACAAAAATTTGTAATAAATTTGAAAATCAAATAACAATATAAGATTATAATTATTTCTTATTTTATATTGTTATTTTATATGGATATCATAAAAGACGACGAACTTATTTACGTAAATGATAACAAAACTGGTATTAATAGTTGCGGTTATAATGTAAATTCACTTTTATTTAATTCTGGTATTTCACCAATTATGACTTTAAATGAAAAAGGAAATAAGAAAGGAATTGGTTCAACCATTTCTTCACTATTTAATAATTTAGTTGTTCCTAATTGGGCTTTACATTATAAACCAAATAATTCAAAAATAGACACCAAATTAGACGACAATTCTTCATTTGAAATTGTTGACGATAATTTATTCGACAAGTTAATGGATTTGGCTATTTATAAAGACCAGTTTTTTAATACTAATAAGGATATTAATAATATGACTGCTGGAAATGAAATCAAACGCAAAAAACATAAAAAAACAAAAAATAAATTTCAAAAAAATATTGATGTTAAAAATCAAAAGAAAAAACATAAAAAAACAAGAAAGAAATAAATGTCAAATTTATACTTGGTATCACATTTATACTTGACGCCATTTTTTAACATTAAAAGGAGATATTATTAATTCGTCCATTTTGGTCTTTAAAAAGTCTAATTTTTCTTTCATTTCTAAATCTTTTTCACTTTGAGGAAAAAAAGTCATATTATCCATCAATTTTTCAGACGGCTCATTTATTTCAGGTTTCACTCCATAACAATTGACACCAAATTTTATATTGGAATCATCAAAATATCCTCCATTGATTCCAGGTCTTCCACAATCATTTTCGTGTCCTTCTACTTGTTGAAGTTTATTAAATGTCTTCTTTTGAATTGGAAATAATGCCATTTGCCCTTCAGACCAACCATAATTACACCATTCTGCACCTCCATTGTATGCTGATTCTACTTGGTCATATGTTGCTAATTTAGAATTCATTGCTTTACACATTAATCTTGCATCATCGTATGAGTAATGGTTTCCCGGAATATTAAAGACCTCGTTTATTAATTTGTTTTCCACATTAATTGTTTCATCTTTGCCTTTATCATGTTCATTTACTTTCTCCAATTTAATATTTAGTTTAGGTTCATTTGAAAATATATCAGATATATTGGTTGTGATATTTAACTTCAAAAAATATTCAAAAAATAAAAACATTATATAAAGTGCTAAAATTACAATCATAATATTACTTATTATACTTCCTCCTCCTAAATATATAATAAGTATTAAAATAATACAAATTATTTCGATAATGATAGGTCGTGACAATAGTTCGGTTGCTCCCTTTACCATATTTTCTGTGTTATTTTCGCTCATTGTTTATAATATATAATTATTTAATATTTTCTTTTTTTCATTTTCTTTTTCATACTCGTTTGTAAAATAAACAATATGCTTTTTGCGTAACTATTTTACTATCGTTTTTATGTGTAATCAAAGTTTCATCATTATATTCAAACCAATCAGGATGATTATCTCGTTTTACCAATGATGTGTAATGACCTCCAAACGGCACTCTACCATGATGATTACATATACCATATAATTTATATTTGTATATATTCTTATTATATCCAACTACATATTTTGTTAAATCTAAATTGTCTATTGGAAAATGTATTTTTTTTTGGTTTTTTGTATCTACACTTGTAAATCTTTTTAAAGTAATAACTAATACTTTTGGAAAAGACCAAAATAATATTTTCTTTTTTATGTCTATTTTTTTATTTTGTTTTTCATCAAACCACGCATTCTCTCCTACAATTTCTTCTTCTTCTGTGTATAAATCAAAACAATCTTCTAATGTAGGCATTTTATGTGTAGGAATAGGCAATTCTAAAGTAGAATATGTTTCACATTTATAATTTAATTGTTTATTTGTTGTAAAATCACTAATAATAGATACACTCATTCCGTTAAATATATCATAAATTTCTGAATATCCATTTTTGTAATTGTTTTGTATTGATTTATACACTTCTAACGCAAGTTTATCTGTTTTATTTTCTACTGTTCCTGAAATACTTGTTTTTGTATTTCTACTTAAAGCATTATGAAACGATTCAATTAAAAAAAAGAAAAATTCATTAATATCATTCTGCATATATCCCGCGAACAATTCAGCATTCTTTTTTTTAGCTACGTGTTGAATAATCTTTAAAAATCGCATTGGAGATATAATACCATCTGTAGACTGCATTAATTCACGCAATGAATTCCATTCCGACAACAATAATCCGTCTATATTTTTTTCTTTTATCTTTTGAATTGTTTTTTCATCTTTAAGCAAATTATTTAATTCTTCTGTATAACTTAATATTTGAATACAAGTATTTATGTAACAGGTGTTTCCCAAATTTGTTAATGTAGCCATTATCATAACCTGTTAATTAATCTTTAATTGTTTTATAATTATTATATTTTTATTATAATTTTAAAGGGTAAAATAAATATAAAATTTGATTATATATTATATCTCTAATTATATGAATAATTCACGTTTTTTTAATAATTTTAGGACTAATACTAACAACAATACTAATAATATTAACAATATCAATAATATCAATAATGATAATATGAATTCAAGACAATATATATCAATTCTTTATACTATTTATAATGACAATTATCGATTGATAAATGAGTTAAGAAATGATAATATAATGTTGAGAAATCATATTGTTAACGAATATGAAAGGTCTCAAAATCATACACGATTAAATAATAGAAGAACCTCATACCCTAGAACACCTTATCCTTTTTTTAGTAATTTAAATTCTTCATTTTTTGATAGTGTTCCAGTTTCTCCTTCAAATGAACAAATCCAATTAGCCACTTTATCTACAAATTTTAGTAATATTGTTGGACCATTGAATTCAAGCTGTCCTATTACATTAGATACCTTTGAAAATAATAGTGTTGTGACTTTGATTAAATATTGTGGTCATATTTTTAAACCTGAATCGTTAAATAATTGGTTTACTGAAAATAATAAATGTCCTGTTTGCAGATACGATATTCGTAATTATAATGAAAATTTAGAAAACCATTATGAACTAATTGATAGTTCCAATATTGTTTATAATACTACTACAAACGCGTCAACAAATACCAATACCAATACCAATACCAATACCAATACCAATAATTTAAGGGTAAATACTGAAGAAGAACTAACGAATCAATTAGATAATATGCTTACACAATTGTTTAATAATAATAATAATAATAGCGATTCATCAGGCAATTTCGTAATAACTTATACATTACAATAAATAAAACAATTTAAAGATAATGGCGCTATTAATGTATTATGACAAAACAAATTTATTCAAAGTGGAATATAAATAGACAACATTTCAAGTGGAATATTAATGAACTTATTCGGTTAGAACGTGAGTATGATTTATTAGAACTAAATATGAAGGAAATTGCAATTCTACATCAAAGAACAGCGTATGCGATTGCTATGAAATTGCAATCAGAAGGTATTATTTCCAATTATAAGGTAGCAAGAGGTTATATCAAATCCGCTTCTGATAGTGATAGTGATTGTGACTCCAAAACAAATAATTATTTAATTGATGATAATAAAGATTCTGATAGTTCAAGCGAGTATATTCCTTCGGATTCGGATTCGGATTCAGATTCAGATTCAGATTATGATTATGATTATGATTATGATTCGGATCATGATTCAGAAAAATACAAATTTAAATCTTTTGCTAAAAAGTATCATCAATATAAAAACAATGATACTCAAACTGTCTTTGATTCTGGTGCTGATTTTGGAAAAAATAGTGTTATTTGTCATGTCATTAATTCCGATTCCGATTCCGATTCCGATTCTTCAGTGGAAATAATTGAAAATAATAATGTTACTCAACGTGTAGATAAGTTAGAAACTTCTGTATCTAATATGGAAGGAATGCTTACTAAAGTGTATCAATTTATGACATCAGGTAGTTCTAGTTTTGCTATGGGATATAATGAATAAAATATTTCACTGTATATTTCTTCTAATTAATAACACTTATTTAATATTTATAATGTATAATATGAATATTAAAACAAAAAAAGATAATACTCGTTTATTTAGATATAATTTTAGAAATGATGATTTGTTATTAGCATTAAATCCATTTTTAAATAAAAATAATTAATATTATGTGATTCCTTTTATATTATTTAATCTATTATATTGGACTAGAAAAAATCTAATTACTTTTTTATTGGATACAATTTTTGCAATATTATTTATCAATATGGTTATTTCAACACACTATTTTAGATTAAGTTTTTATATTATTATTATTATTATTATTATTATTATTATCGAACTAAATATTTAAAATAATCATTTATTTTCTTGTTCATTGTCAAAAAGTTCATGATACAAATAAGACGCAATAATTTCATCAAATCTGTCCCAACTTACATTGTCTTCATTATCTTCAAAATCATCTTCATCTATTTCCATTTTCTCCAATAATATATCAAATGCGTTTTTAACAATCTCTTCTTCGTCATCATCATCAAAATATTTATATCTGATATCTGTTTCCTCATAGGGTCGGTCATTGATAATTTTCCATTCTTTCACAAGAAACACATTCAAATCTTCATACCATGGTTTTGTCTTATCCACCGTATATTTTTCCAAGAATATGGTCTCAATAACCTTTTTGGCAACGTTCCAGCGCATAACATCAGTAAATCCCATTTTATTGATTTCAAAGTATGTTATCTAAATATTGATAAAGATTAATTTCATTTTTTTTTAAAACACTACAATTTATAAAAAAGAAAAGATATATAATGAGATATGTTTTTATAAACAAGAATACATTATTTAAAATATAACGCAACTTTTAATTATTTATTTTTTAAATTGAAGAACGTATCCATTGTTCGTAATCCTTGCTTCTGATTATTGGTTTTTCTCAAATAATTATCAAATAACAATTTCTTTGCTTCTGCGTTTTTCAATTTTTCTAATTTTTCCGGAAACTTATTTGGTTCTGTATTGTTTTCTAATTTGGCAACTTCCTTCTTAAAGTTGTTTATTTTACTTATTTTATTTTGTGACTTCCATATTTTCTCCAATACAAGAGCATATACTTGTAATAATGGCTTCATAATTTGATTGGTTATGTAGAACGAATAATCAATTTTTAATTTGTTTTTTGCTATAAATGCTGGTGTCTCAATTTTGTCACCTTGTAATTTACTTTTTGTATTTGTGTGTATATATACATAAGCTATTCTATCACCAGAAGCAGGTTTATTCCCTTGTTCTCGTTCCCCAATTCGGTCAGCAAGCACCTTATGCGCGATTGATTTTGGTTTTTTATATCCAGCGCGGAGTGACTTGGTAATAATTAACTTGTCAATCGGCACTTTTTCATCAACTATATCTTGTAAACACGCTTTTAAGAATTCCATAGATTTTCCAATATCCTTTTCCTTCATTAGAATATCAATAATGCCACCATATATATCCTTCACTATTGGTGCATTATCTCGCCTTTTTAATACAATCCCCATTTCTTTTCGTTTCCCCTTATTTGGGTCTAATTCATATAACATACCAACATATCGCTTTTTTGACAACAAACAAAACGGCATAAAGGTCTTCTCATATTCTAAATCATGTGGTCCCTTTAAGAATGCTGATGCTAATTTACCTGCTTCTTGTGCTAATTCAATCGTAATTTCTAGCGCTTGTTTGCCTCTAATTTCATCACCATCAGTGGTCTGTAAATTGAAGGTAAAGAATACAGAATCTGTATTATGAACTATCAAATCACCAACTCCTGCCGCGAAATGATGATTTTCTGTTGTTAAATCATATACATATCCAGAATAATTAATTTCATTAATTTTTTTGACTTTTATTGGATTTTTTCTTTGTTTATTTTTTGTTAAAGTAATTCTATAGATGTCTTGTTTATCATTTCTAGTGTTTGTGTTTAATGATGTTGACCATCCTAAACTTTGAGCTAAAAGACATATATTATTTGAACTTATTTGACTTTTTTGGTCAATTCTTGTATATCCATTCATATCTTTATCACCATATGCGTCATATAATCCATCAAAGAATGCTTGTCTAACATCACTATTTGCATTCAAAATTTTATTTGGAATAATTTTGTTATTATCAAAATACATTATCTTTCTAAATTTATCAGTAAATGTTTTTATAGAACCATATTTACTATTCTTGGGAGACAATTTATAAACACCTGAACTATTTAAAGTATCAAGTATTCTCCATTCAAAATCTGGATACACTTTTAAACATAATTCAAGATATTCATCTAAAAGTAACTTTGACGCATTATTAAGCGCCCATGATGATTTTTTACCAGAAGCACAATTGTAAGTTCCACAACTTCCGTCTCCAAAGAAGAAACCCATTATTTTTGCTTCTTCTATAGTGATTTTAGAATCAAAATTGTAATCATATTCAATCTTTTTATGTAATAATTCATCTCCTATATTTACATTTTTTGGTGATATTTCTTCCCCGTTATTTAGAATAAGAGAATGGTCATCAGTAACATCTACAACTCCTGTATGTGTTAATACTCTAACCATCTTTTTATGAGAAGCTAATTGATGTCTAATAATACGATGTAATTTAGTCCAACCTTTATCTGACCATGTTTCAATATCCAAATGAGATAATTCGCAATATTCTTTTGTTTGCTTTCCTTCTTCTTCACATATTGTCCAATTGTTGTTTCCATATTTTTCGCCTAACCCTTCAATTGTTTGTATATCTAATTTGCCATCTATTTTTACATTAACAGGTGTGTAATTTGCAACACTGTCTCCATAAATATACTCTGCTTTAGATAATACAGGACCGTGCTCTTTAGTATAGCAAATTTTATTACCATATGTTTCTTCAATAATGCGTCTAGCGTAAATCAATAACATACGCCCAGTAGCAGTCGTGCAAGCCGCAATATCTTTTTCATAAAATGTGCTTGTTTTAGCACCACATTGTCCGTAAAGTGAATTTGCTGTCAATTTATAACCTAATTGACGCTGTTCCAACACTTGCTTCATAAATTCATCTTTTTCGCCAGGGATTTTCTTCCGTGTTGCCTTTCTGGCACCCAATAGTTCTTTCAAAATGGAAGGCATAATTGCGTGTCCTTCTTTGAATTGAGCAAACCGACAAGTTTTAGAACCACAAACAACTTTTTCATTAACACCATTTGCCTTTGGTATGTATCTATATGTGTCATATGTTTTATCAACATATTCGTAATCAGGCAAATTATCATATACGAAATTATTATCATTATCTTGTTCTCCAACGACTTCAATAAGGTTTCCATCTAAATCATATTCTTTAGTCCATACCTTACTATCGTGTGACAAATTTTCAGAAATCATTGAAGAAGGATAAAGAGAAGCGTAATCTACACACGCAACAGGATTATCTAAATATAAGTCACATTTCGGCGACAATACAATCGCCCCTTCATAGGCTTCATATTGTGATCCTTTATCAATCACAGGCATAAGCGTTTCCTTTTCGCGACATTTTTTCGCAATATAACTTGTTAATTTGATACCTTGACCTCGCATAACCAAAAAGTCAATCGGTACACTACAAATTTTAGACATTTCAATGTATCCAGTAAGAACATCTGATTTTTTGAATAAATATTGAACCAAATTACAATCCTGAATACAATATTTGGCAATTATTGCCCTGTCATTTGATGAACCTTTTGTCAATCTAAATATGTCTTTAGGTGTAACATCATCCTTGGCTAGACACCATCTCACACGCTTTGCCATATTTGGATTAATATGTGTATTCAATGTAAATGTGTTTTTTTCTCTATCTACTTCAGTGACAAGGAACTTATTTCCACCCTCATAATAGTCAACAGAGTGTCCGATTTCTTCAATATGAATATAACTTCCTTCCAATAATCCAGTCAAATTTGAAGTATTTATAACTGTTGCTTTGCTTTCAGATTCGTCCAATATTTCACCATCTTCGGCTTCATATTCAATATTTTCGTAATCTTTTACAGCATCTCCAATGAAATGACCTGCCACATAATCTAACTTATATGAAGTCAAATTTGATTCACGTCGATAGTAGTTATATAAATCTACTTGAAGACGACCATTCATCTTGATGAATTTTAAATCATGTGTTCCACTTGCAATTGTAATACTACTTGATTCAATATCATATTTGCCGGTATCTTCTTTATATGTGCCACATATTTCGTTTTTGTTACGGGATAATTGTAAGAATTCTTCTACACAATTGTTTTCTTCTGCTCGATGAAACATAAATGGGTAATCAAAACCAAATATATTGTAACCAATGATAATATCAGGGTCTTCACGTTGTATCATTTTTTGCCACGCGATTAATACTTCTTTTTCTGATTTATAGGATTCAATAACTGTATTTTCCATTGGTAATTTACTGCACGTATCTAAGACGACACAATGATTCATATTTGGTTCTGAATCGCCATAATTCATGAATGTGGAACCAATAAATGTCACTTTATCGCCTTCTAATTTGGGAAAATATTGGTCGAATAAATTATTTAAAGTCTCTATTTTTATATCGCGTTCACATTTTTTATCATATAAAGCATCAATAATAGTGACAACTGTTCTGGATTTTTTAAAATAATCTACTCTTTTATAAATAGGACTTGATTCATCTTCATTATCTTCATCGTCATCATCTGCTCTTTTTTTATAAAACTTTTGGGTTTTTGTTTTACGATATTGTTTGAATATGATATCTAATATATTCTCTTTGTTTAAGGTTAATATTTTCTCTAATAACGAACTAATATGGTCTTTTCTTGGTTTTATTTTTGGATAAACAATGTCAATGTCGATTTCAATGTCAATATTGATACCAAGTTCCTCATTATTAAAACCAAATACTGAAAATATAAGATACTTTAATAAATCTGACATTTGTTCTTTTGATAGTTTTTCATTTACAATGCGATCTTTTTCAAAACATTCTATAATATCAGTTGCTAATTTTTTATATGATTTAATTGGAACCGGAAAATCACCATGACTACTACTGGCTTCAATATCAAAACTACATATTTTAAATGGAACTCGTGTTTCTTTATGATTTAAAGGAAATATGTGTTTATGAGAAGTTATAAATTCATATTTACAATGAGTGCTTTTACTGTTTGTTATTCGTTTGGTATTTTTCTTTGGAATCGCAATCCAACCTGATGGACTAAGTTCTTTTAGATGAAAGAATCGCAATAAAGGAGGAATATTAGATTCATATAATTCAGTATATACATTTTTATAAAAGTAACCAGTTACACCAGTTTTTTTCTCCTTGATGAGTGTATTCTGAATTTCATTTCCACTCGCATCTTTATATCCAGTATACCAAATATTTTTTACTTTATTCAAAGCTTGGACGTTATCAAATTCAAGTTTTATAAATTTGTAAAACTTGCCTCCATCAAAACCATATAATTTCTTCCTTTTTATCAACTTTGAATTAATAAGAGAGTTCCCATAATATTTACCCATTTTGCCTCTTAAATGAGATACAAATTCTTCTTTTAATTTGAAGTTCCAATTATCACCTACTTTGATATAAAAGAATGGTTTAAATTCTTCAACCACAATAGAACACGTCTCTCTATTTTCATTAATACCAAACATTTGAATCGTAAACTCATTTTTGTCTATTTTTGCTTGATACTCACCACTACTTACACTGTCTGAATCATCACCATTGTCCGCAACATTATTATAAATATTGAAGTCAAATATGCGGAAAATATGTTCCATACTCTTTAATTAATTAATTTACAACAATTGTCTTTATTTGTTTTTCAAACAATCTCATATTTAGATTCATTTTTTTAGTTTAAAATGTTTAAAATTAAAAAAATCAACAGTAACATTTTTTATAATGTTTTGGATTAAATGTGCAATATCAGATTAAATGGGTAAACTTTTACTATAACTCAATGATTTTTGAAATTGTCTTCGAGATTTAGAGTTAGATGATTTAGTCTTCTTACGTTTGTTTTTTGTTTTTTGTTTTGTTGTTGTTGTTGTTTTGTTGGCTTTTCTCTGTTTTTTTATTGACTTTGCTTTTACTTTTACTTTTTTTTTAGGTTTATATCTCTTTGTACGTGAAAAACGATTCTGAAATTTCACTTTTCGTTTTTTTGTTGGTTTGGATTTGAATAAAATATCTATATTGCCATGATTTATTTTATATTGTTTTTTTGAAACTAAATTATTCAAGTCTCTCAATTTACCATCATCTTTTATTAAACTTTTTATCCATTTAGAAAATGCAGTTGTAGTTCTTTCATCATTGTAATCATGCACATTATTATGTTGTATATGTTTTATAGTTGGAAACGACATTATATTTTCCAAATCCTTATGATGCATCTTTTCACACATACTTTGCTCAACATTAGCAACTATAACGTCATCATTATTTTTTAACTGTTCTAATTCTTGACAACCGTTTAATTTGTTCCATTCAGGTAATGTATTTTTACAAGGAGCACAACCAATCATATAAACTAAAACAAACACATTTTTTTTATTGTCTAACATTTCCTGTAGTCTTTCCGCATTATCATTTTTGTTTTTATTTACATCTAAAAACAACATATTTATATAATAAACCAATATTTTATTGTTGATATTTTATTGTTGATTTAATAAAATAATATGTATATTATATAAGAAATAATATGATTGACTTTAAAAAACTATTTAATAAGAAAATTTGCATTCATATCTTTATCATTGTTATGGCAATAATCGGATTATTATTTTACTTGGTTCATAATAATTGTTTAGCTTTTAATGTTATGGAAGGTCTTGAAATAAATAAAGATATTACTAAAAATTCTGGTTCATTAAGATGTCCCAATTTATTAATCCAAAAAAATAAAGAAATCTATTTATACAACACTAAACTAGCAGAAGTTCCTGGAGTCAATCCTATTAAATTTAAGAATTTAGAAGATTACAACGAATTTTTAGATTGGCAAAAAAGTCAAGGAATTAGATGCCCTGTTCTTTATTTACAAAAATCATACAACACTCAAGGTCAATCTGTATATAAAATTCGCCCCTCTGTTAAAGAACCTCAAGGAGGTTTAGAGCCTACAATTGTAACTTCTGATGGTGAAAATGTTACTAGAAGCACATTGGGTGATGATGTTACTTTCGCTTATCCTTATAGTGAAGATGTATTGAATAAACGCGTTAAACATCTTGTTGAAATGGATAGAGAAGAAGAAAATGACGAAAAAGATATTTCTCTTATTAGTCCTGACCCTATGGACAGCAATTGGGGTGGTCCGGATTACACTAGTAACTTGATTAAGAAGGGATTTTATAAAGAAAATCATATTTACGACCAAACAAATAAATAATTGTTTCGTAATAATTTTTTATAAATAAAATATATATCATTATGAAATGTTTTTGTTTTAATTGTAAAAGACTTCGCTTTTGGCGTAGAGGCAAAAATGTAAATATAAGAATTGATAGAATTGATAATAAAATCAATAATATCAATGATAAGATTCAAAAACTGGTCGAAAAAAATACTTTGAAAGTTCAAAAACAAAACGATATTATTAAAAAATCAAATGAAAATATAAATAAATTGACCAATGATTTAGATAATATTAATCGTTTAAAAGTGAAAATGGAATCAACCAGAGAAGCAAGTAATAATATTTAGAGGTCCGAATTATGAAGTGACCTAGGTCTACTTCTACTTCTACGCGTTCCTGAACTACTAGAACCTCTTCTACTTCTACTTCTACTTCTACTTCTACGCGTTCCGGAACTACTAGAACCTCTTCTACTTCCTCTTCTACTTCTACTTCTACGCGTTCCGGAACTACTAGAACCTCTCCTACTTCCTCTCCTACTTCTACGCGTTCCTAAACTACTAGTTGGCGTTGATCTTGGACCTAACCCATTTTCTTTTTTGATGATTTGCATTGTTTTAGCAATGATTTGTTTTTGTGACATATCGGGATTGTCCAATCGTACATCATTCTCTGTTTCTTTAATGTCATTATAATTGGAACCCATATCACTAAACGCAAAAATATGTCTATTTTTGTATTTACCATCTTCTCTTAATGATTTTAATTGTTTTGGAGTGAAATTTAAAATCCTTCGGCTTCTACTTCTAGTACCACGACTACTCATTTATAATTACATTAGAAAATTATTTTTGTATTATATAATAATATATGGAACAAAATAAAAATTGTTATTATTATCAAACCATTCATAATAATAACGGACTATTTGATAAATGTTTAGATGCAACTTATATTATTCATTTAGAAAATAATGGACGATTAAATCACATACACAATCAGTTAACTAAATTTTCTCCTTCTTCAGTGGTCCATATTTTATTTAATAAAGGTTTTAAAAATTGTAATAAAATATTACCAATTCAAGATACAAAATGTGATTTATTTGATGCTTTTTTACAAATTTTTAGACACAGTCAAGAAAATAATTATAAAAATATTTTGATTCTTGAAGATGATTTTCACTTCTCTGAAAAAGTAAATGAAGATGAAATCATTGTAGATATTTGTAATTTTATAAATTACAAAAACAAACAAAATGAAAAGTTTTTGTATAAATTTGGTTCCCTTCCTTCTATAAAAAGTTTTTTTAACAATCACCATTTAAATCTTATAAGTTTAGCAACCCATTCAACTATTTATTCAAACAACTTAATTAAATATGTTTTGGAAAAACATGACCCTGATTATAGCGACCATTGGGATAAATATTTAAACCTATTGATATTTGAAAATGTCTACACATATTCTTATAAAATTCCTCTATGCTATCAACTATTTCCTATTACCGAAAATAGAAAAATTTGGACCAAAAGTCCCTTTCAAATGTATATGGTTAATTTGATATTCGGATGGCTTAAATTAGATACTCAATATGAACCTGGGTTTACTTACATTTATAACTTTTCTACATTTTTTACCATTTTTGTTTTTGTTTTGTTGTTTTGGATTTTATTTAAATCATTCATATTTATTAACAAAATCAAATCAAAAATAAGTTATAAAATAGGTTATAAAAATAAATACTTACAAATATTATAACACTAAACAATAAAATGAATTTAATTATTTTTTTGTTTTATTTTTTGTTTTTACAAAAAATTTTCGTTTTCGTTTTTTCAAATCAAATCAAATCAAATAATAATCACATTGTCAATACTAATTTAATTCAAACCAGCATCCAAATTTCCCAACTTTCTTATTGTCCTTACGACGAAAATAATATTTACACAAACAACATTATTGTTTATAATATTGAGCACGTAGGTGTGCGAGCAATCGTCGGTTTTAATTCAGATTACAACGCAATTTTCGTTTCTTATAGAGGTTCTACTAATATTATAAACTGGATTAATAACGCTCACCTAAAATTAACATACCCATTTGAATACAATTTGAACGCCGGTGTAGAATCCGGATTTTATAACAGTTATAGAAAAGTGTATAACGATGTTATTAAAAGCATTCTTTATACTTCGGATTTATTTGGCGTCTATGATGTATTGCTGACCGGACACTCAATGGGTGCTATTTCTACCATATTGGCACTTGATTTGACTCATTATTATGACCAATATAATATAATAGGATTAATCACTTTTGGATCCCCAAGAATAGGCAATAACGCGTTTGTAAAAGCAATTAATTTGCTACCTATTGACTATTCATATCGTGTCGTCCATAATGATGATGTAGTTCCCCATTTACCACCCATTGAATTCAATTATAGTCACGTAAATACAGAAATTTGGTATAATGAAAATAATAGTGAATACATAATTTGCTTAAATCCTATAAAATGCAATTCGTCTTGTGGCGACAATAAATGTCTAAATACGGATGACCATTTGAACTATTTGAACGTATCAATGGGTTCCTATGGTGATTGTTAATTTTTCTAATTAGTATTTTAATTTATCTCGGTTTATTACTAAAAAAAATGAATAACTTTTTACATATAATGTTATATGTTATAAGCAATATTTTATTATCAATTAGTAAAAATAACAATCAACAATGGAAAAGAATTGGAATCAATATTTCTTTAACTTTATTTTAAGAAATATGGATAAACCTTGGAATTGGAGTGGATTAAGTCAAAATCCTTCAATCACGTGGGAAATCGTGGAAGCAAACCCAGATAAACCTTGGGATTGGAGGTGTTTAAGTCGAAATACTTCAATCACGTGGGAATTTGTGGAAGCAAACCCGGACAAACCTTGGGATTGGTATTGTTTAAGTGAGAATCGTTCAATCACGTGGGAATTTGTGGAAGCAAACCTGGATAAACATTGGAATTGGGATTGTTTAAGTTTTAATCCAAATATTACTTGGAAAAATATTGAAGCAAATATGGATAAACCTTGGGATTGGGATTGGTTAAGTATGAATCCTTCAATTACTTGGGAAATTATTGAAGCAAACCCGGATACCCCTTGGAATTGGTATTGGTTAAGTATGAATCCTTCAATCACGTGGGAAAATGTGGAAGCAAATATGGATAAACCTTGGAATTGGAGTAAATTAAGTATGAATCCTTCAATTACGTGGGAAATTGTTGAAGCAAACCCGGATAAACCTTGGGATTGGTATGGCTTAAGTGGGAATCCTTCAATCACGTGGGAAATAGTGGAAGCAAACCCGGATAAACCTCGGAATTGGAAAGGCTTAAGTAAAAATCCTTCAATCACCTGGGAAAATGTGGAAGCAAACCCGGATAAACCTTGGAATTGGAATTGTTTAAGTTTTAATCCAAATATTTCTTTTGAAAATGTTGAATTAAATCTGGATAAATCTTGGAATTGGGGAGTATTATCACAAAATAAATTTACAAAAGCAAAAGAAGAATTTGAAAAGAGAGTATTGCATCAGAAGTTCATTCAGGAAAATATATTAGAAGAACTAGTGAAAGCATATATGCATCCGAAGAGAATCGTAATGTTGTTAGATATGGGATATGAAATAGAAGAACTAGATGAAATAATGTAAAAATAATCTAAGTAAGATGATTAAAAAAAATATTTTGTTTTTTTTGCAACACAAACAATAAAAATAAAAATGAAAGGAATTAATTACTTATTAACAATAATATAAAATTACTACCCAAAAATGAACCAAATTGAAAACAGAATTGAACCTAACCAAGAAGGCCTAGATGAATATGAAGAAGAATTTGTTGCATTTTTGCAAACCTTCCTTGAAGAAGACGACTTGGAGGAGTTTATTGAATACATAAATGAAGACCAGATTGAAGCAAATTGTGCAGAAGGTAATATAATTTGTGCTGATGACATTTGTTTGGTTAGTGCTGACTGATTGTATTGTATTATTGTATTGTATTGTATTATTGTATTGTATTGTATTATTGTATTATTGTATTATTGTATTATTGTATTATTGTATTATTGTATTATTGTATTATTGTATTGTAACTAAATTAGTATCTTTTTTACATATCATTTTTTGGCATTTCTAAAGACACTATATCTTTCATTTCTTCAATGAATTTTTTAGCATCACCATATTTATTTATGTTTTCAATTCTTGACAACATTTGTTTTTCATTATCAAAATCAACCGTTAATGTACTATCCAACATTTTTAAACTCAATAAATAATCAAATCTATCTAAAATCTCTATATAATTTTCGCCATAATCTTTCATCAAGAAACGATTAATTTGGTCTTCTAATTTGTTAAAAATACGATTGTTATATTCTCCTGACTTTCTGGCTATTCCTGTATATTGACTAATTAGATTAGAATTGGCTGGTAATGGTAATTGGTTAGATTTAGGTCCTGGTTTATTAGTTAATTCTTCAACTCCTAAATTATTCTTCACCATTTTTTTCCCCTTCATACCCTCAATAATAGGTATTTTATCCATTTTTTTTCGTAAATTTTTTATAAACTTTATCAAATTAAATATAAGTAATATATAACATAATATTTTAAGAACTTCATATTTGCTAAATCCTAAAATCATTTGTTTGTATAGTATATATTATATTATGAATAAAACTTATTTATTTTCTAATAAATATTGATATAAATTATTTATTGAAGTTTTTGTAATTTTTCGCCGGTCTCCTTTTGAATTAATGTAAAATATATCATTAAAAAGTTCTTTGCAAACCAACTCTTTGGTTATAGTTTCAGGTTGTACTTCTTTTATAAAATTATTGCAACTTTCCACAATATTTTTAATTGATTTAAATTTTTGTATAATCGCAATCGCAGTAGTAGAACTAATACCAGGAACTTGTGACAACATTATTTCATCTATATTATTGGTTGTTACATTTTCTTTTTTTACCTTTTTGACAACATGCACATAATCTTTTTCTTCGGGTTGTTCTTCTTCTGACAAAGTAGCTATTTCTAAAATTTCGTCTTTTCTCATTTTAATTAGTGCCCCGTCTTGTTTTAAATTATCATCAGTTTCAGTATCATCATTAGATTCATTATTGACAATAATATTTTTATAAAAAGGTTGTTTTAACAAACAATTATTTTTTTGAATCTTAATTAAAGAATTGCAAATGAAAATTGCGGTTTCTGTTAAATTTTGCGTCTTAATTACAGAAAATCCCTTGTAATAATTAAGTGATAACAGTGCGGAATAAAACATCATCTTGTCTACTTTTTGAAAATACTTTTTGTTATTGGTATCACCTTCAATTAGATACATAATATTGTGATTAGGATGTTTGATTCCATTTAATCTATATGATTGCTCTTCATAACGCCCATCCTTTATACTTGACAGCAAATCTGGAATAGTTTTTCTTTCAATTATTACTAAATCATTATTACTATCATCTTTTATAAGAATGTCACCAATAGGCAAATTTTCACTAACAACCTCAATTTTTTTAAATTGGTGTGTAAATAACACTTGTTGATTAATTTGTTTAAGTAAATCTTTTTCACGACAGTCAATAACTAGTTTCATTTGTATTTTATATATAATGAAAATTTTAAATTAGTTTAGAAAATATATATTTTAATTTTAATATATTTAATATATTTAAAATATATAACATAAATGCCTATTACAAAAAAAAAATGTTTTTCAAAATGTAGAAAAAGAACTGAAAAAGATTGCGGTCCTAATATGTGTAAATATATTAAAGGAAAAAAATATCAATATTGTCGACTTGGTTATAAATATAAATTGAATGAAAAATGCAACATAACCAGACGGAAAAGAAAAACTAAATTAACAAAAAAACAAGCCCGTTTAAAAATTAATGAATTTCTAAATAAAACAAAGAAAAATAAAAATAATAAATCCACCAATAACAAATTAGCAGCAAATAAAATTCAAAAATTTATGAAGAAAAATAGAATGAAAATTAAATCAAGATTTTTACAATCTATTTGTTCCGATTCTGGTGTATGTTTAGCTTTTGGTAATAAATCAAATGAAATTAAAGAGTTCTTTGATAATTTTACTGGTTTCAAATATGCTAAGGATACAATGAAACAAATTGGTTCTCCTTCAGCAAATGGATTTGTTAATGAAGTAACTTATATAAGAGAAAAGTATACATCACATTCTATAATAAAATCTGCTGCTAACAGCAGAGCAGATAATTTATTTTATGAGTATTTATGTGGTTTAGTAATTAATTCATGGTGTGGTAGGTTTCCTTGTTTTTTAGAAACCTATGGATTATATGGATATGCAAACGAGTCTACGTGGGAAAAAGTGAAAGATAATAAAACTACTAGTACGGATGCTTTGGAAAGCTATATGATATTATTAAATGACAAAAGAATAAATATTAATAGTAGAGATTGGAACTTTTTGTTTTTATTAGAACATAGTTGTTTATCTTCAAAATATATTGCTATTATGATTCAACATATTAAAAATGCCAAAACATTAAATGATTTTTTAAAAGAATCTAAAAATAAAAAAATATTCGTAAATAACCAATTGGTTGCTATATTATTTCAAGTATATTTTGCTCTTTATGTGTTAAAAGATAATTTCACACATTATGACTTACACGGTAATAATGTTTTAATTTATAAACCCAATGAAAATGGATACATACATTATCATTACGTTCTATCTAATGGAGACACAATAAGTTTTAAATCGCCATATATGGCAAAAATAATAGATTATGGGCGCTCTTATTTTAAAAATGAAAGCAATAATGATTTTAATTCGGCAAATATGTATAATGAAATTTGTAAGGAAAAGGAATGCGGTGATTGTGGTGAAAATGTTGGATATAGTTGGTTATCAAGATCAGGGTCGTTACGTAGGCAATATTTCATCCATTCAATTTTTTCTAATCAAAGTCATGATTTACGACTTTTATATAATTTAAAAGAAGATTTTAAATACTATAGTCTAAATCTTAAAATGTATAAAAATCCTAATTCACTCTATTTTAGCATTATAAATAAATTAAAATATTCCGCACCAATGGGTACACGTGAAATGAAAAATAATGGTTATCCAGGTAGTATACAGACAGTATATGATGCTTTCAAAGGTTTATCTGATTTAATATTGCGTCCTGAGTTTATTGAATACAATGAAACTGAAACAAACGGCCTTGTCAAAATTGGAGACCTTTATATTTATGAAAATAATAGACCAATGAGATTTACAAATTAAATTAAACCATTTAAAAAGAAATTGACTATTAAATATAATATATTTGATTTAAAATATGACAAACATAAGTGATTCCGAAATTCAACAACAAAGAAGCATCAGCAAATTCCTTTATGATGAAGAACTACAAAAAGGAACAGATGAATTAATTTTTAATCCATTTAATCCACTAAATATTAAGATTACATTGAGCGAAGTTCAATCTATTCTTACTAAATATAATTTGCCTCCCATTGTAAACAATTTGGCGTTATATCAACGCGCATTTGTTCATCGTTCATACACAAAACGCCCTGATTATGAAAACCAAACTCAAAAAATTACTATTGTTGAAAAACCGGATGATTGCTTACCTTTAAGCACCAAATCAAATGAGCGACTTGAATTTGTAGGCGATGGAATTCTAGAAGCAATCACCAAATATTATTTATATCGCCGTTTTCCAAAAGCAGATGAAGGATTTATGACTGAAAAAAAAATTGCTATCGTTAAAAATGAATCTATCGGCAAAATCGCTAAAGAAATGGGACTACATAAATGGATTATGATTTCTCGTCATGCAGAGGAGAAAAAAATACGCACTAATGATAAAAAACTTGGATGTTTATTTGAAGCCTTTTTGGGTGCATTATTTTTAGATATGAATAAAATAAAGGTGAATGATGAAAATAATTGGTTTCAAGATGTTTTTGTTACTGGACCTGGTTTCCAACTAGCACAAAAATTTATTGAAAACATATTTGAACGACACATTGATTGGACTTCATTGATTCAAAATGATGACAATTATAAAAATATTTTCCAAGTGAAAATTCAAAAAGAGTTTAAAGTTACTCCGGAATATATTATTATTGAAAATGATTCAGATTTTGGATATAAAATGGGTCTTTATTTGTGTATAGGTTATAATATACATAATGATGATGTAGACCATAATAATGCTCTTGACATAAGTGTATTTGAAACTATTCAAGACATTCACGATTATGTTGAAGAAAATTCAAATATATTAATGTTTATCAGTGAAGGACAAAACAAAATTAAACGCAAAGCAGAACAAATTGCTTGTCAAATTGCTATTAATAATCCTATTTTCAAATAAGTCGTTCTATAAATATTTTTATAAAAATCAAATTAGAAGACTATTATATATATAATTTATATACATTATGGATGTTTTAGAAAGCATTAAGCAAAAAATAAGAATAAAACCGAACTTAAATAGACCCGAAGATATTTTTGTATATTTACAACATAAACCGGTTGATGATGGTATATATATCGAAGAACATGATGAACTTATATTAGATTATAATGATGATTCGGATTCTATTGTCAATCATAATGCTCCTGTTATTATTGATGAAACAAATGTGCAAAATTTTGATATTAATAATTTTATGGATAAATTAAGGGAAAATGAATTACTTAAAGTAATTCCATTGGACCCAAATGGAAATATACCGAAAAAAACAAAAAAGAAAATTAAAAAGACATTGGTTCTTGAACCCGCAATTGAAGAAGATACCCCAATTTTGGAAGAAAAGGTTCAAGAACAAATAGAACAAATAGAACAAATAGAACAACCAGAACAACCAGAACAAGAAAAAACATTACCAGTTTCAAAAAAGAAAAATCCTGATGTTGATAAAGAAAAAATTGGCGAATTGCCTCAAGATGATATTATTATAGGCAATGATGGTATTTCTCAACGTATGCCTCCAAATGAAAAAACAAATAATATTATGGCTTCTTCATATTATATGAATAATCGTAAAAAGTTTGTCTCCTTTATTAACTCTATTTTTGAACCGTATAAACGCGAATTAGATAATTTAGAAAATAGTATTACTTGCGAATCAATGGAACAAGGTAGCGATTCTTCCAAAATTAATCTCCTTATTCATCAACAAATTGTTCGTGATTATTTAAATTTACATACTCCATATCGTGGTCTACTTTTATACCACGGTTTAGGTTCTGGTAAAACGTGTTCTTCAATTGCAATTGCTGAAGGTATGAAACGAGTTCAACAAGTTGTTATTATGACACCGGCTTCTTTAAGAGCCAATTATATTGAAGAAATCAAAAAATGTGGTGAATTTATTTATCATCGTAATCAATTTTGGGAATGGATTAAAATTGACAACAAATCAGACCCAAATATCAGTCAAACTATTTCGGCAATTTTGAATCTTCCTTTAGATTATATTAAAAAGAAAAAAGGTGCGTGGTTTATAAATACTAGTAAACCTTCTAATTACAAAGAATTATCAAAAAATGACGCCGATAAAAAATCACTTGAAGACCAATTGAACAAAATGATTGAAAGCAAATATAATTTCATCAACTTTAATGGATTAAACAGCAATAAAATGAAAGAAATCACTAAAAATTATACAATTAATCCATTTGACGATTCTGTTATTGTCATTGATGAAGCACATAACTTAATAAGTCGCATTGTTAATAAGAATAAAGCGGAAACTCCTTTAGTTGAAAATGATAGAGGCGAAATAGAAGATTTACCGAATTTTATTTCTACCAAGGTATACCATTATTTAATGTCCGCTCAAAATTCTAAAATTGTTCTTCTTACTGGAACACCTATAATCAATTATCCTAATGAATTCGGTATTTTATTTAATATTCTTCGCGGTTATATTAAAACATGGACTTTCAAAATTAAAATCCCTCAAAATAATACCAACAAAAACGATAAAGCTTCAATCACTAAAATGCTTAAAGACGGTGAAAATAGTCACGATTATATTGAATATTCACCTAGCACCAATATGATGACTATTACTAGAAATCCATTTGGTTTCAAAAATATCATTGACCGAAAATATAACTATGATGGAGTTTCTAATGATGTTGGTCTAGGCGATTATGTTTCCGATGAACAATTTGAAAGAGATATTATTGAAACGCTTAAACGAAATAATTTATTTGTTATTGAAAGTTCTATTAAAATAAGTAATAAAAAACCTTTGCCTGATAAATTAGAAGATTTTAATAATCAATATATTAATTTCTCTAGTCGTCAAATTAAAAACCCACAAGCTATTCAAAAACGTATTTTAGGTCTTACTTCTTACTTCAAAAGTGCTAGTGAAACCTTATTGCCTAGTTTCGACAAAATTTTGGGTAAAGATTACCATATTCTTTATATCCCTATGAGTGATTACCAATTCGGCAAATATGCTGAAATGCGTCAGTTGGAAAGACCTAAACGAAAAGCACCTCAAGTTATGGCAAATAAAGACCTTTATAAAGACGGTTCTTCTACTTATCGTATCTTTTCACGTCTTGTTTGTAATGCTGCTATTCCTGATAGACCTTTCCCATTTAAAGATAAAATGGATAATTTAAAGAAAAAAGAAACAAACGAAAATAACGCAAATGCTGAAGGTGATGAAATTATGGACGAAATGGGTGGTGAAACGTATAAACAACAAATTGACTCTCTTATTTCCACAATCCAAGAAAAACCTGAAGACTTCTTGACTAAAGATGCTTTAGAAATGTATAGTCCAAAGTTTTTATATTTACTTAATAATATTTCTAATCCAGACCATGAAGGGTTACATCTTATTTATAGTCAATTTAGAACTATTGAAGGTATTACTCTGATTTGCGAAATTCTCAAGTTCCATGGTTACGCCCAATTTAAAATCTCTAAAAATGCTTCAGGTAATTGGTTCATTGATATTCCCCAAGAAGACCGTGGCAAACCTACCTTTGGACTTTATACTGGACGAGAATCAGTTGATGAAAAGGAAATTATGCGTTTTATTTATAATGGTGAATGGGATAAAGTCCCTGATAGTTTGGTTATCGACCTTGAGGAAATCGCATCTAATAACAACTTGGGAGAAGTTATTAAAGTCTTTATGATTACTTCATCTGGTTCTGAAGGTATAAACTTGAGAAATACTCGTTACGTTCATATTATGGACCCTTATTGGCATCCGGTTCGGTCCGAACAAGTTATCGGTCGTGCTCGTCGTATTTGTAGCCATAAAAATCTTCCTAAAGAACTTCAAACTGTTGAGGTTTTCGTTTATATTATGACTTTTAAAGAATCACATATTAGCGGTAATCTTAATATTGAAATTAATCGCCACGATAGAAGCAAAATTGACGCTAATAAAGTCATCACTACTGACGAATATTTGTTTGAAATTGCTGAAATTAAAGCAAACATTACTAAACAAATGACAGATATTATTAAACACTCCTCTTTTGATTGTAGAATTTACGGCAATAACGATTGTTTAGATATCGCACATAATAATTCTTATCCATATACTTATGTTCCTAATTATGGAGACCAACCTAACGACCAAACTCAAAAGGCAAATATGATTCAAACTAGAACTATATTTAAGGAAATATTTGTTAATGATAAAAAATACGTTTATAAAGAAGAAGATGGGTTCAAAAATGAAATTCCTGTTTATGATATTAATAGCGTAAAACCGCGTGAAGAGGGAAATCCAATTGTACCTCTTCAATTAGGTATGGTTTACTACGAAATGAATGATTATAAACCTAAATTTAGAGCTGTTTAAAAAAATATTGTTTATATAATGGATTTTTTCACTTTTATATTTTTCATTTACCAATTAAATAACCTAAGTTTGATTTACATTATATCATCTAGTGCTTCTATTTCATATCCCATATCTAACAACATTACGATTCGTTTTGGATGCATATATGCTTTCACTAGTTCTTCTAATATATTTTCCTGTATGAACTTCTGATGCGATACTATTTTTTCGAATTCTTCTTTTTCTTTCGGAAATTTATTTTTTGATAAAGAACACCAATTGAAAGGTTTATTTGGATTAGCTTCCACTATTGCGAACGTGATTGATTCATTAAGACTTAAGTTATCCCAATCCCAAGGTTTATCCGGATTTGCTTCTACTATTTCCCAAGTAATATTTGGATTTTGACTTAAACCAAACCAATTCCAAGGTTTATCCAGGTTTGATTCAATATTTTTCCACGTGATTGAACGATTAAAACTCAAATAACCCCAGTTCCAAGATTTATCTGGATTTGCTTGCACTATTTCCAATGTGATTGAAGGATTTTTACTTAACCAATCCCAGTTCCAAGGTTTATCATGGTTTGCTTCAATATTTTGCCACGTGATTGAAGGATTCATACTCAAACCAAACCAATTCCAAGGTTTATCTGGGTTTGCTTCTACTATTTCCCACGTGATTGAAGGATTTTTACTTAACCAAATCCAATTCCAATTTTTATCTGGATTTGCTTGCACTATTTCCCAAGTAGTATTTGGATTTTTACTTAAACAATCAAAATCCCAAGGTTTGTCGTTATTATTTAAAATAAATTTTAAATAATATTGATTCCAGTTCTTTTCCATATTTGATTTGTTTTATACAAAAATCATTTCATAAACATTTCATTTTTTATTTATTATTTTTTATACAACATGAACAAAAAAAACACTTTATTAACCGAGTATTGAACTTTAATTATATTTACATTATATCATAGTGATAGTAAAGCGGTTGTGATTGTTCTCGTCAATGGCGATGTTTATCCTTTTTGTTGGGCAGGACAAATTCCAAGGTTTATCTCGATTTGGAAACTTTTGTGCAGCGACCATTTGACAATTTACACACATTACTTGCTTTGCGTCCTCTGCGTAAAAATTGACATCTATTTGTTGATTTATTGTGACCACATTGGGTTCTATTGAATTTAGGAAATTTAACGCATCTATTTCTACTAGATATATGACAGTTTTTACTTGTGCGTTCATTTCCACGAACAAAACGGCATCTATTTGTGCGTCTATTTTTGCCGCAAGATTTGCGATTTATTTTTCCTAAACGTAAACTTCTTGTTAGTCTTCTTCTTTGTATATTTTTCCTAAATAATGTGGAAGAGTTGGATGTAGACTTGGATTTTGATTTTGACTTGGCGGTAGAATATCTTGTTGATGTACTATGTTTCGATTTCGATTTCGATTTGGCTGTAGAATATCTTGTTGAAGATGAAGACGCACTTGGTGTCAATGTTTTGTTTTTAATGGCACCAGTTTTGTTTTTTTTAGTATAAAATCTTAATTTATTATCATTTTTGCTTCTTACATAAAACGAACCATTTTTTTTAGTATATTTAATACCATTTTGACGCGTTGTAAATATATTTAATCCGTTTCGAGTTGGGTAAGGCATTTATGTAATAATAAAATATAATTAAATTTTATTTAATATTAAATCCAATTTTGTTTCCAACGTGTATATTTTATCTTGCATAAGATTGATTTGTTTTTGCAAATTGAAAATTGAATTAGCAATGTTATTATTAGTATTGTTGTTCTCGGTATTGTTGTTCTCGGTATTGTTGTTCTCGGTATTGAAAGAA